ATTTAACTCTCATCTCATCCACACCAATCGGTCCTGCTGGGGGAAATCCAAATATAACGGTTTCTGCTACTCCAACATCCATTACGGCTTTAACACATTTTTTAAATCAAAATTAAACAAAAAAAAAGTGACGTACTGCTCACTTTTTTGTTTACAAATGATAAGAAACATGATATAATATACTTATTAAAATGATAAAGGAAAACAAAATGAAAAATTTAAAAAAGCTAATTAAAGATTTAGAAAAACAGTCAAAGGCAAAATGGGCTATCAAAGAAGATATGACCGGTATGTACAAACAAGATGCTATAGATACTGAAGTTGTCTTACTCGCAATCCTTGGCGACAGGTACAAGTGGGCTCAAAAGAAACTAAATGAGATGGACACTCTTCCAAGAGAAAACGCTGTTATGGCAATCGTCGAAGATAAAGGAAATGATTGGGCTTATAACAATATTGGTTGGAGTGCAAAATAATGTGGATTAGCGATAAACAAATGGCAATGGACATATTAGCAACGTTTCCAGAAGATGCTAAAATAATGCAAGAGTCTGGTGATCTTATGAAGATTTATGGTACTGAATTATATCTTCAGTTATTTGAATTTTTCTCGAATTCTACTATGCCTTATGATACTCAAAAAGGTAGAGACGGAGATCCAGTTGAGTTTATGCAGGATTCTTTAGATGATTGGAATTTGATGGAGATTTCTCAATGAGATATATTATGAAAGAAAAAGATTACGATATTAACTTTTCTATGGAAAACGGTTCACCATACGATAGAGGTGGCGCAGATAGCTATTATCAAAGACCGTTCGATCCACATCATTGGCCTGAAGGTACAAATAAAGGTTTACGAATTGAAAAGTCAGAGATGACTGAAAAAGAAATTATCGCTTATACTATAGGTTTTGACGATAACGAAGATAGCAAAAACTTTAAAGATTATAGTTAATGCTTAGAAATTCTCCAGATCCATTTTTCCTTTCATTTTTCTTATCGGATCTGGAGAAACATTTACAACTGCCTTTAGCTCAGCTGGATAGAGCGCTGGTCTACGAAACCAGAGGTCGGGAGTTCGAGTCTTCCAAGGCAGGCCAAATTCAATTAACAAGTTCATCATTTAGTTTGAAATCTGCTCACTTTTTTATGTACAATTGTTTAAAATCATGGTATAATATACTTATTAAAATGAAAATAGGAAAAAAAATATGAAATCAAAATCAAAAATTATCATCACAAAAGACATGTCTGCTGAAGAACGTATGGAAGCTTTAAGAAAAGTTACTAAAAAGTTCAACAAAAAGATGGGGAAAAACGCCTCTGTTAAAAGAGATGAAACCTCATTCATGGATAAATTTGCCGGTGATGATAACATCAATGCGTGGACAGACGCTCCTAAATATCTTGATGAACACTATGGTGACAAATGCCGCGACCAAAAAGAATATGAATCAGCTGAAGGTTGGAATTAATATGTCAGCTTATCCTAATATAAATGAGTTGAAGCCAAATCAATTACTTACTTATTATTTGACTTCATCTTATCTGTACTATAAGCAAGATATGAATGTTCTAACAGATATGGATTATGATTTACTATGCAATAAGCTTTACGAAAAGTTTGATGATGTTACTCATTATCATAAAGAATTAGTTGATAAAGAATCGCTTAAAGCTGGTACAGGTTATGGATTACAATCATATCCTACACGAATTGCATCTGCAGCTATTTTTTGGTATAACGAATGGAGCGAGGAATCACAATGACAATGCATTTAGTACGCGGTATGAGCAGTATAAATAGTAAGAAGCGCAAGCAAAAAAGAAAACCTGGATGGGAAAAAGTACAAGCTGCACACGATGCATGGTTGATGAAGAGAGGTGTACATCCTTCGCAGCTTAAAGATAAAGAAAAATCTAGTGGTAATAAAATTCCTAATTATAAAATTGATCGTGCAATTCCAACGTCAGATACTGTTGGTGCTGTCCAAGGTAAAACAAAAATTAATGTCTACTCGGGAGACTATATTACTGGACTCGCAACGTTACATAAATCGAACACAGTACCTGTCGGTAGAGGAGACGATCCTAAACAATACGCGCAAATGAGGAGAAACTAATGGCTATTAAAACACCTTTAAATTTAAAAATAGAAGCAAGTGGTCGACCGCGTGACGAATACCTACATGATAGATTTAGAATTCAAATTGATTTACATCCAGATAATCATTGGACTTGGATGATAGAAGAAGAAACTAGTGATGGTGAAGGTTGCGCAAGTGTGCATTTCCATACTAGTGATACTCGACCAACATACGGCGAAGTTCAGAAGTGGATCGCTGCACAGGACTGGTCATAGACAATGTCTATTGCAGCTTCTGCACTCATGTGTTTAGCACTTAATGCTTACTGGGAAGCTCGTAATCAAAGCTATGAAGGCATGATTGCAGTAAACCAAGTTGTTATGAACAGAGTTGAGTCTGACTTATATCCAAACAGAATATGCAAAGTTGTTTTTCAAGGACCGACTCGAGCATCGTGGAAAGATCCTAAAAAAGAATATCCAGTAAAAAATAGATGTCAATTTAGCTGGTATTGTGATGGTAAACCTGACGACGTAAGAAACACAGATCATGACGCTTGGAAACAGGCAGTTAAGTCGTCACTTCAAGTTATGGTTAATGCTCATGATGACTTAGTTGATGGAGCTTTATGGTATCATGCAGATTACGTAAATCCTAAGTGGACTAAAGATATGATTAAAACTAATACTATTGGTAAACATATATTCTATAAAAAGTAATTAACACATTAATCATTTAATTTACATACTGCTCACTTTTTTATGTACATTTGTGTGAAATCGGTGTATAATACTAGTATAATAAAAATTTAACATTAGTTGAGGAGACAATATATGTTTAATATAACCACAGAAAGAAATGCTATCGAGTACTATTTAGATTATCTCGAGAACACTAAAGGTCTTAAAGGCTTTACTGATAATTTTCAGTATGATGGCTTGAAAGGCTTACACGCTTTTGATATTTTTTGCACAGATAATCCTGAGTTTATGATAGAGTTATGCTGCACTTATTTAGATCGCGTTAACGGAATTCTAGCTAAGTTTCCAAACATGCCGGAGAGCGTGTAATGGGATTAGCTGCATTAAAAGGTAAAAAATCAAAAAAGAAAATTGCTAGATCAAGAGCACGTACTGGTGTAAATGGTGCACCAATTGAAAAAGGTTTCGACGCAGTTAAAGATTATTTTCATATGAACGTTGATAAAAAAGACTGTATCAGCCAAGTTAAAACATGGGTTAAGAAAAACTTCCCTAAACCATCTAAATATATTTTAGCAAATCCAGATTACAAATTTTGTATGACACATCATGCAGCTACAGCATTTTGGTATAACGCTGAATTAAACAAGACACAAGAATCCGAGAAGGCTGCAAGCTATTTGTCTCATTTATTTGAAAGGATAATACCTCTCATTGAAGAAGGCAAAGCTATATATAATGCCAAAAAGTTGGAGTCGGATAACTCTAATGTTATCACACTCTCTCCTCAACAACGACTTCAACAAAAGATCAGTAACACGATTATGCAAGATCTCCTTTCTCTTGAAGACTCGTGGATCGAAGGTGAACAGGCTTCTCTGGACGTTTACCAAATGTTTGGTAAACATGGACTAAGTGGATCTGCCACTATTCCAGTACGTACGGTGATTGAGGGCTGGTTGCTTGATTATGAAGACGCTTATCATAAGCGCTGTGAACAAGCAGTAGAAGGCTATTCTCATTTAAAACGATCAGAACTCAATCGTCGTATTAAAGAATGTCAATCAATGTTAGCTGATTTAGATAGAATTAAAGCAGCTAAGAAAGCTACTAGATCAATTAAAATACCGAAACTACCTTCAATTGATAAGCAAGTTTCTCGTATAAAATATCAGAAAGAAGATTCTGAATTTAAGATTGTATCGATTAATCCAGCACAAATTGTTGGTAAAGTTCGTTTGTTTGTATTCAATACAAAATATAAAGAACTTTCTTACTACCAAACCGATCATCCGAAAGGTTTCCAAATATCTGGTTCTACAATTAAAAACTTTAATAGAGAAACCAGTATTAAAATAAAACTAAGAAAACCAATGGATTTTATACCTATTCTTTTAGATAAGACATCAAATCAAATTCAAAAAGAATTAGATGGTTTAAGTACCAAAGGTAAAGAAGCTAATGGACGTATTAACAAAGATACAATATTATTAAGGGTATTTGATAAATGACAATCGAAGAAGAATTTTTAACTAAATCTAAATTTACTGTTATTATTGAAAAGACAGTAAGCGAATTAAAGATTAGTTATATGGATGCAGTATTACATCTCTGCGAAAAGAACGATCTTGAACCAGAAGATATGAAGAAATTTGTCTCTCCAATTATTAGAGACAAAATAGCAGCCGAGGCAACGGCTTTAAACTACTTACCAAAACAGAATACGCTAGACTCAGCATTCTCTGATTAAGCGTATATATAATGGTGTACAACAACATATGTATGTTGTATAATATTACAGTAACATATTTCAGCAAATATAAGGAAAATATATGTCTTTTGCAAATTTAAAACAAAACCGAGATCAAATCTCAAAACTTATTCAAGCAGCAGATCAAGCAGGTGGTGGTGAAAAGAAAAACTACACTGATGAAAGAATCTGGAAACCAACAGTAGATAAAGCAGGTAATGGCTACGCTCTTCTTAGGTTTTTACCAGCAACCGAAGGTCAAGAACTCCCATGGGTTAGATATTGGGACCACGGATTTAAAGGACCAACTGGTTTATGGTACATTGAAAACTCACTTACATCTATTAGCCAACCTGATCCAGTCGGTGAACTTAACTCTAAACTTTGGAATTCAGGTATTGAATCTGATAAAGATAGAGCCAGAGATCAAAAGCGTAGATTACATTATGTAGTCAATATGCTTGTTTTACAAGATCCATCAAATCCAGCAAACGAAGGTAAAGTATTTCTTTACAAGTTTGGTAAAAAGATCTTCGATAAGATTATGGATTCAATGCAACCAGAATTCGCTGATGAAAAAGCGGTCAATCCATTTGACTTCTGGGAAGGTGCAGACTTCAAACTTAAAATTAGAAATGTTGAAGGTTATCGTAACTACGATAAATCTGAGTTCGCAGCGCAAACTCCTTTACACTCTGGTGATGATGTTAAATTAGAAGCACTTTATAATCAATTGCACGATTTATCTGAATTCACCGATCCAAAGAATTATAAAACCTATGATGATTTAAAAGCTAAATTAGGTAGAGTTCTTGGTGAAGAAGCTATAATGGCTGGTGCGCCAACTATGGCTCAGACTGCTCAGATGAATGAGCCAGCTCCGGCTCCAGTTCAGCCAGTTACAGCTGAAAATATTCCTAGTGAAGATGACGATACTATGTCATATTTTGCGAGGTTAGCTAATGAAGACTAAAGCAGTCATTCATGAATTTTGGGACGGTAGCCGAAAGGCTGCCGTTTTTAGATATAAAGACGATCCAGCTTGGTATGTTGATTGTTATGAACATGGACATCTATCACAAACTCGAAAGATGGAAACTGATGGTGTTCTTCATAGCGAACGGTATGCTGAAGATTGTGCAGAGAATTGGGTATTTAAAATCTTTTAAGTACGGGTACTCAAGAAGGTATAAGTCTCATAGCTATAGCTCTATTTATCAATGGATCATTTGTATCTGCAGCTGTTGCTGAAGGGAAGAGTACA